GATAATTTATCGCCACTATCCTCTGCGCCTAGCAACACTTTGTTAACCATGTCAACATCGCCAAAATAGCCACGAATAGCAGTCTCGTTACCTTTTAGGATTTTTGTTTGCTCTTTTATTGCTTCGTTTAAGTTTTTGGTTGTTGCCTCAACATCTTTATTGCGATTAGACCATGCAGTAAACACTTTCATCGCCACTACTATTGCGGCTGTAAGTGCTACCATTGGGGCTAAACTCGCCATAATTGCTGTGCCAGTTGCTATTGCACCTGCCTTAAGAGAAGCAAATGTGATTGTACCAGCATTTCTTAAAGCGGCAAAAGCACTCATACCGCCCATTTGTATATTGTTTGCAAATTGGAATTTGAAAATTTTTCCAACTGCCCCCATTTTTGCGCCCAGTGCGTATATCGCATTACCCATCATTCCTAGTGGGCCTGCACTTGCCAACATTGAGCGTATAAATACGGCAGTGATTATTGATGCCAAAATCTGAACGGCAGTTGCGCTTCTAGTAAAATACTCAACAAGACTTGCCAATTTTTCAATGACAGGCGCTACAACATTTGCTACTCCCAAAAATGCAACTGCCAAGCCTTCAACTACACTAATTAAACTGCCTTGCAATGCAGTGGCAATGTTTTCAAATGCAGTTACGAGATGCGAGATAACTTGTAAACCAACCTTTCCGATTTCCATAAATGCAGGAATCAATGGTTTGAGTGCGCCTGCAATTTCAAAGAACACACCACGCAATTTTGGTGACATTGCAATTAAAATTCCAAGACCACCGAGTAAAGGCCCACCCATGGCTATCGGCTTAATAAATTTGTTTAGAATAGGAATTGCACTCAACAACCTAGTACCTGCAAACATACTTAACGCAGTGCTACCTGCAACAAGAGCAGGCACAAGGTTTTGTATTTTTTTGCTCATGTCTTGAATGTTGAAAGAAACTTTTGGAATTCTTTGGAAGAGCAATGTAAGGTTTTTAATTCCTTCCGCTAGTGGCTTCATCAACCCAGCAAAAGCGCTTTCCATAGACTTCAAAACTGGATTGAGAGCGCCACCACTACGAATTGATTTAGAGAAAGCATCGGTGAGTTTGTATGCGGCAAGAATCGCAGGGCCAAATCCCTTCAAATAAACATTACCGAATTCAAGTTGAATGTCATTGAGTAATCGTGGAAACGAACGCAATACTTTCCCTGGTTCTTGCATCGCCGCTTCGTAAACGCCAGCAACTTTTGCACCCTCTTTAATAATCATGTTGGTGATTGCCATTTGTCGTTGAGTAGCAGTCAGAGAACTTTCAGTAACTTTAAGTTCTCGTGCATACATCGCATATGCTTCTGATGCGTATTTTGTAATGCCCGCCGACTTCAAAAGCATTGAGTTACCAGTTTGGATGGCGTAAGTAAGTGTTCTTGCAGTATCAGTTGAGTTTGACTGACTTAAAACGGCAAGGTCTTGCGCTACACGAGCAACTTTAGATGCTTTACTTAATTCAATGTTACCCTTAACGAAAAGCATTGCAATTTCTTGCGATGCCTGCATTTCAATACCCATTGAGCGAATATCTTTCGCCGCATCTTTGATTGTTTTACCACCGATGCCCGTAGATTTACCTACGGCTTCCATGGCAACATTCATTTCGGCTACACCCGAAGCAACCTTGAACGATTGCTGACTGAATTTAATGAGCGAATAACCTGCGGCGGCTACTGCCGCACCAACACCTACAAGAGATTTCTGAAAAGAATTGGTTTTTTGACCAATTTGATTGATGCCACCAGCAAAGTTGTTCAGCGATTTACTCGCAGAAGCCATTCCTTGACTGAACTGTTTATGTTCTAAGCCAAGAGCAACCTGAACACTACCTGCATTGATAGCCATTATCTTTTTTTCCTAGCCGCTTTCTCTTGTTCCCATGCTGTTAACTTGTCGTGTGCTGCCCACCCTACAAGTTCGTCTGCGCTAAGAGCAAGATGACTAGGTGACCCAAATAGTAATTCTTCTACAGTTCTTCCGAGCCTTTCGGCAAGGATGAAATAGTAGCGATACTCAGGGTCGCTTAGTTGCCTTTTCCCTCTTCATCTACCGCCTTGGCAGTCATGCCTGAAACCTGCATAACTTTTTGGGCAACAAACTCAACTGCTGACGCAGATTTTTCTTGTAGCGCTTCCATGTCAAGTGGAGAAAAAACTTTTTCGCCAGTTTCAGGGTCATACACCGAAGAAATCAGAAGCAGTGGATACATTTTCTCCATATCCACAGTGCCATCTGCTTTGGTGCAGGTTGCCACTAAGCGACTTCTCTCAACTGCTGTCATGGTTCGGATATCAATGTCAACATCCCAAATATCTACATGGGTGATATGACTCTCAATATCTTTTGATTGAATTATTCGGTCACGCAAGGACACAATTTTCTCCTGTTTGTTAGTTTGGATTACCAAGTAGTGCGAGTGATTGCACCCGTTACTTGTAGTTCAACTGTCGCTGTAACTACATCTCCTACTGTAGCAGATACTTCGTAAGAAGTCATAATGCACTCGCCAGTATATTTGACTAATCCACCAGTTGAACCTGCTGGGCCGTATTCAAACGAAAGAGTAGCCGATTGACCAATAACGCCAGCAAGAGTTCCGTCTGCTGTTGCGTCAAACTTGCCTGAAAGACTCACTGTAGCGTCTGTAAGACCAGTGATGTACGACTTGGCTGAAGAACCAAATGTCGTAGTCTCGGCTGTCTCAATTGAGCGTGGAAACGAGATGTCTTCCAAGTAAGAAGAATAGTCAACAAGCGAACCGCTTGAGTTATCCAACTTGAATACTGCTGATTTACCGTGTACGAATGCCATGATTTATTTCTCCTGTTTTATATTGATTATTGTCTTGCGAAGTTGATGTGGTAAGTAAAACTCCCAGTGCCAGCAGGTGTGGCAACGGCTCTGAGATATCTGTTAACTGTAGTTCCGTTGGCGACTTTCAATCGCTCGGCTGTAACTACAGTTGTGGCAACCGAAGTAAACGATTGCAAGTCTGCCCATGTTGAGTTGTCGGCAGAATGTTGAACTTTGCACACTGTAGCGGCGTTCATAGTGTTCGCTGTCACATGAAGAGTGGCGAATCCACCATTTGATGATGATGCACCATTATCCACCGAAGTTCCAGTTGTTGTTGCTGTAATTGCACCAAGAGCCGCAAGCGAAACTGCATTGCCGATTCCGTCACTTGCTTGGAACTCTGCGTTTGCTGAAACAACATCGCCAACTGGTGCAGTTACCTCATAAGAAGTAAGTTTGCCAGTGGTTGAAATCATGCGAGTTCCGATGGTTGTTACGCCTGAAACTGAAGCCGAAATGATTGCACCAGCATTTACTCCAAGAACATCTGTCATCTCTTGGTCAATTGCGTTCGCCGCACCATCAAACATTCCACTTAGACTAAGTGTGCCATCAATAAGCCCTACAATGTAAGACTTGGCAGTAGAACCAAATGCTGTAGTTTCGGCTGTCTCAATTGAACGGCTGATTGAAATGTCGTTGAAATACGCAGAAAGATTAAACTCGTTTTGCAAAACAACTGCCGATTTACCATGAATAAAAGCCATAATTATTCTCCTGATTCTTCCACAGTGATAACTTTTTTAATTTTTGACGGTGCAGAGTCAACAAGTTCAATCATTTTTTGTTCAATCAGCCAAGATAATGATGCGGCAGGCAGGTCTGAAACAACATCTCCTTCTTCTGCCCTTTTGGATGGCTTGCCGTAATCAAGCCCTACCAAAACTTTATATGTTGCCATCATTCCTCCGAATATGCCACAGTGACTTCAGAAAGGACTGGGGCGACAAGCGCACGATGGCAGTTCAAACCGAGGTCACTAAGACACGAAATTATTAAGTTGTTTTAACAAGGTACTCGCAAATTAATAAATAATCAAGTCATTCTTGAGCATTTTTTGCCTTACAGCGATTACAAAGAATTACCCATGGTCTAGTCAGTTTTTCTGCCAGTAATTTCTCGCATCGCCAGCATCTAGGCTTTTCATCGGTAGTTAGCCCTTCGCCATAGGCACTTTTTGGCAATTCCATAACTACGGAGTAATTCTTACTACATCAAAATTGCTTACAAAAAGCACCCTTCGGTTGTCATCTCTTTGTAAAACAGAAAATGAACTAACTGCTTCTACACGCAAATAACTATTGCTATTTATCGTTGCATTGGCAATTTGAGTCAATATCCGATAAACGGTATCTGCCAAGTCTCTTCCAGTTGAGTATGAAGTGTGGCGCACAAAAACTTGCAATTGTGGTCGTTCTAACTTTGGGAGATTGTTAGAACCCATGGTTGAAACTGGCGATGCACCTGCATTTTCGTAAAGAGAAACGCAAACATTCGGCGTATCAGGTAACAAGCCATAAAAAAGATTTGTGCCAGCAGTGAGACTGGCAGTTTGTGAATCTAGATATCCACCTAAGTCTTCAAGAACTCCCATTACGGAATCTTTCGGCTATTTAATCTCTTCTTTAAGTCCTGTGCAATTCTTGAAGCCATGTTCTTTGTCGCAACTGCTACTGGAGTTGTCAAATACTTGTTTCTGCCTTGACCGTATGATTTTGGATATTCGTGAACAAGTGCGGCATAAGTTACATCTCCACCAGTTGAATCAGTTCCAACTTTTGTACCCATTCCATATCCCAAAACAACTTCTACTTTGTCACCAGCAAATGTTGGTTTTAACACAGTTCCACTATTTTTTAATGCACCAGTAACAACTGGAACATAAAGAGTTTTTGATGCAGTCATAATTCCTTCTGCTTCCACATAAAGAGAGTCGGCAACATCTTGAATTGTTGCGTTAGTGACCTTCGCAAAATTATTGCGAATTTTAACTACCTTGAAAACGCTCATAAAAAAGTAACCATGGTGTGTTCAAGACCTGCAACCTCATTGTGAATTACGATGCTTGCAATTTCAGGCGTAGAAGAATCAGGTAGAGTAATTTTGTCGTTAATGGTGATACTTGTATCGGAAATATATGCAACTTTGCTTGTAGTTTTCTCGTTTACTTGGTCGCCATAAGCCAATTGTTGATTTGGCTCTACATAAGCGGAAGCAGTTCTTGTAGTTGCCGAGTAAGAGTCTTCGCCATACGCATTTTTACTTGCGTAAGGTGCAATCGTTACCGTGTGTGGCATGAAACTTAGTAATTGCTTGTCAATTGACACTAAGCACCCCTGCGATAGTCGTATGGTGATTCATCAGACGGCTGAGAGCGTGGATTGTCCATGATACCTTTGCGTGAAAATGTTGGTTCTCTGTCGGTATCCAATTCCACGGCTTCTTTGGCACTGCGAGAAAAGCCTGAAATATATGGTGAAACTGGCGAAAGTTCGTCTTTCTCCAAAAGATTGTCTGCTAATTCTAGATATTGACGATACTTTGCAGAAAAATCTGCACTCAATCCACCGATGGTGCGATTCATTAACCTTGCGAACTTTGCCGCAATTGCACGAGCAGATTCGGATGCCACACGGTTAACTACACCATGTTGAGTAATCAAATAGGCAATTTCTTCATCCGTAATTAATTGGTCGGTTGTATCCGTATCGCCAATAAGAAAACGCACTGCATCACGAGTTGTAGATGCAGGGTTGCCTGAATATGTCCAAGTCATAGCACACTCCTGTGCCAATCATACGACAAAAAAGTTTTTTAATAAACCCCTAATCGGATTTACGAGAAGACTTTTTGCTTGCAGTGTCAGGCGTTGTTTTTGAAGGAGTGATGATTCTTCGCATAGTGCCATCACTTTGCAATTCTTCATCGGGCAATTTGCCACCTTGCGGAAAACGAGCAATGTACCTGCGTGTTTCAAGCGTATTTGTATGTCGCCAATCGGTTGTATCAACAACCTCACCACGCAAAAACTTGCCATTTGCACCTTCAAATGGTCGTAGCACTACATACCATTTTGTTTTAGGAGTTACCGATTCAATTAACGGGTCTTTTATGGACACAAGAGGTCACTTTCTGTTTTGGTTATTAAACTCTATACCAAACAACTGTATTTGCGGCTGATACACGAACCTTGAATCTTGCCGAAGTTGCTGCTGATACTGTTGCATCACCAACAATTGTGGCATCCGTTCCTGCTGTAATTACAATCGGATGTGTTGCAGAAGCAAGGTTTACAACGCTGACTTCAAAAGTGTCACCAATTTTGTACCCAGCCAAAGCCGCACAAGTAAGTGTACCAGTTGGAACTGTTTTAGCCCGTGATGCAGTGGGAGTGCAAACCAACAAACCACCGTTTGTAACTACCATTGCCGCAGTCAAAGTTTGAGGAGCGTCAGTAAGTGTAGTAACGGTTGTCTTTGTTGTCTGAGTATTGTTGGCAATTACGCCGTTTACTCGCAACGCCCCCATCAAGCCCTTGCCTTTAGAGAATAAATTCATTTAATTTTCTCCTTTCAGGAAGAACTAGAAATTAGGCTACGCAAGCCGAGAAGAAGTACCCAAGGTCTGATGCGATAACTTTGTTATCCCATGCCATTTGTGCTTCAATTCGGTCTGCACGGAGTTCAGGCATACGGAATCGTGTGATACCGATATTTGCGCCCATTCCATCCGAAACACCACGCCATGCGAACTGGTAACCAGCCGAAGGGGTAAGAATTCCTGCGCTTGGTGCTACATAGTAGAGAGCCGCATTTTTTCCAACGATTGAACTCATTGAAACAGTCGCACCTTCAAGACCTGAATTCTTTACTGCACGAGCAACAAGAATACGGTCAACACCGAAGAAACGAGCAAGAATGTCTTCCGTGACATTTTCTGCTGATGTGTATTTTACACGGTCAACAATGTCAGGGTGGTTACGAAGTTGACGGAATACATCGTATCCCATAACCATCGTGTTCGGCAAAAAGCCAGTGCTTGTCAAGATTGTTGCTTTTGCAGTCTCAACATCGCCAATTGGGTCTGATGCAGTGTAATCACTCCACAAGTTAGATGGGGTTGAATCTGTAGCCCAAATACCTGTTGTGAAGAACTCTGATGCCCATTGGATTTCCTGACGAAGCAACATTCTTTGAGTGATAAATGCTGTTGCATCACGGTCAGGGTTCAATGGATTGTCTGCATTGGCACGAACTTGGTCGTCAACATCTTTGTGGAAAGCATACACCTGAGTGTTGTATGTTGCCGTTGTCAGATTGTAGCCCGAACCTGCTGACTCTGTGGCTGGCGCACGAAGTTGTGCTTCGTCACGAAACCAGTCACCTTTTGTGTAAACGAAATACTTGTCG